ATTTGCACCAGTGTTCTAAGACCTCGCTCCTACTCTCCATTAATTTGTCGAGACTAGATTGCCCCCATGGATTCGTTATTCGATTCCACGTCTTCCGACACTGTTCAGCCTGATGGGTTTTCATCCACAGGCATGGATTCGCAGGACCGCAGGGTCCGTCGCTCCGCTCTGTTCTACTTGGCTGGTTTATTCCGGTCAAACGCTGAGCAAAAGTGTGACACCCCTGTACCTGCGTCTTACGAGAAGTCCCCCCACTTGGGGGCTTCTCAACCCCCGGCTCCCCTGAAACCAGCTCCACTGGCTAAGGATGCCGGGTTAGGGTCGGCTCACGCTGACCCGCCCCGCGGTGCCCTTGGGGAACTGCTGCTCTTCGCGCTCCTGGCTATGCTAGGGTGCCTTGCGTATGCATCCCCTTCGGCACACTCCCCTTCCTCGCTTCGCGATGGTCGGGGTATGCCCCCCCCCCTCCTCCACATTGAGGAGGGGCCACTTTCGCTCCACGGCCCCCACCAGGCTTGCATGGCTCGTCCAGAAACCACAATTTCTAATAATTCTACCTCATCTCCGAGGCCGTATTTTGACGCAGTCACACCTTCGTGTGGACCCTTGAGCTCACGACTGGAAGACGGACCTTTGTTACCATTGATCTGTTTTCCGCGAGCAGCAAACCGCTCTGAGTTTAACAGCTCTGAGTTTTCTGTAGCTCGTACACGAACCCCTTGCATCCAGTATGTGAGGGGTAACATGACCCCCTCGTCGTCCGTGTGCTTCCCCTATGAACCCTCTTTATTGACGCGGTTCCTTGTTGAGATGCGTTCCACGGCTGCCTTAATTGGCAAGCGACTGTTGGCCAACGCCAGATTTTACAGGCATGAGATTAGAACCTCTCGCCCTGCGGAATTAGCGCACCGGCTGACATACACTCTGAGAAATCTATTAAGAGCTATTCTTAAAGTCTGGGAACTCTGTACCTCCACCAATGCGGCGGAGTTGAACAGAACCCTTAATTTTAGTAGAAATTTTCTCAGTGGTGAGTATGATGATGTTCTCCTCCTGTACTACGTGGCCGTTCTGGCCACTGGTGGGTACTTTCTGTCCATAGACCTTCGCTACCGCGTTGATCGCTGGATGAATACCTACCAGGTTTTACAACCCAAGAGAAAAGAACTCATTCTGCGCGCCGTCGAAGGGGAAGTGATCGGTGAGTTCACAACCACTTACACCCCACGGTTCATGTCGGTCCCCTACCTTAAAATTAGGAGGCCTGCTTGTTCCAACTGGTGTATCCCAGTTGAGCTTTTATACCACCCTTTGGTGGTGTGGGAACTCCACCAGGATGTTGTTGTGACTCAGGAGGGTATTGACGTTTTAATACGCCGCGGTATCTTGACCTCATCTGAGCCTGCCCCCAAAGGCAAGGCTTCGGATCTGGAAATGTCGGTGCCCTACTCCAAGATGCATAAAACTACCCAGCCTAAACACCAGGGTATTATCCATTGTGCTCCTGGAGGGTCCCCCTCACTCAAAGATGTCCCGTTCGGTTCGTTCGGGCGCATTTCTCACTTGGGAAAAACTTATGGAATCACAGCCACTCACGTGGCCGTGGATATCATGAAACACACGCGTGACGTGGAGTTCGGAAAACACACTCCGATCTTCTTGCGCGTGGGGAAAGTAGATTTTCCCCTCCCAAGATCTTATCTCGCTAAACCTACTGCTTTCTCCCCCACCGTTGATGGCCTCGATGCTGTTTTGTTCGAGCTTCCCCAGTCTTTCTGGGCGCAAGTCGGACTCAAAGCAATGAAGACCGCCTCCCAGGTGGTGGAGGGTCTACCTGTCACAGTCTTTACTCCGCTGGCTAACGCCACTTGGGTCAAGTCTATTGGCACTGTAGAAACAGCACATAGCCTTTTCAAGTTTTATCACTCAGCCTCCACCGATTACGGTGCTAGCGGATCCCTCGTCGTTTCGAAGGGGAGAGCCCTGGCAGTCCACGTACAACGGTGCCCTGGGAAATCCCTCAATTGTGCCTCCGCACTATTCCCACTATTACCCGAAGCTCCTCTGGAGTCGAACAATAGACAACAGTCGTTGTGGGAAGAGCTGGAACCTCGGTACGCTGATGATGGTTACGACGATTACGATCGTTACGACGATGATAGGTATGATAACTCGGATGACGAGTATGAACAGGAAGTGCTAGTCTTTGGGAAGTCTGGGCACCGGTCCTACCATTCCATGGATAGACGCCAATACTCAAAAGCCGAACAGTCTCACAACTGGATGGTTCACCATGGCCTCGATGACGCCTCTCACCAGGACGAATTCGGCCGTGAAATTGAACCAGAATTTGCGAACATTTCTCGGTCTATGTATGAGTGTGGTGGCACAACAGCCTTTCTGGTTGCCACAGCACTGTCTTATATCCCTGGTATGAACCCCCCCAACGTTGTTGAAACATCGTCAATAGATTATCAATCGCTTGCTGAACCCCTGAGTCCTTCAGGGTTGATCAGTCCGCCTCCCTCTCCCAAGCCCTTACCGGCTGAAGATGAATCTGAGGTTTCAGAAGTCGTTGCAGTCGTTCCCCTCAAGGAATCCCTGCCTCGGAATGAAGAAACCCATGCTCCGGAGCCTACCCTGGCCGAGGATGAAGGAGACTCACAACAAATCGCAGCAGTTGTTCCTGACAAGAGACCTAGTCTCTCTGATGAGCAGCTGCTCTATTTTGAAGAGTGGTTGAAATCCCAAAACGAAGATGCTACAGGGAAGATAAATGAAGAAAGTAAAGAGCCTTCAGTAGTCCACCCTGTTCCTTCCCACATCCCCGCTCCTGAGCCGGAGGAAAAGGAAGAAGAACCTCTAGCTGTTCTAGGACCCCTCCTGGAAGCCAGCGCCCCCGAGGTTGCATCGAAGCCCCCCTCAGTCTCTGTGCCTGAGCCCCCAGTCCCTTTAAACGGGCTAGGGAGTCCACACCTCCAGAAGTGTGTGGAGGAGGCTTTGTCCAAGATAAGTTGGGACGTTATAATTGGACCGTTTCTAGAGAAACAGATGAATATGTCGTCGTTGGCACCACCGAGTGCCATTTCTCTGGTAGGGGATGGAAACCAGAAAAAGCCACGACGACGCAAGAGAAATCCCTCGTCCAAGGCCTTGACAAATGGCACCCAGCGGATTCTTCCGCCCACGCCTGCTTGTCCTCCTTTGAGACACAAGCCAAAATGCGCGTCGTCGAACAACGACCCGACTCCGGCTTGTTGATCAGCGCGACCAATCAGATTCTCTCTGAGTATCCTCACACCAGACCCCCTCAAGGGTTTCGGGGTGAAGAATTTAATGAAGAGATTATCAGAAAACGTTGCGTTTGGTTCATGGAACGCGAAATCCCCAAGGATTCAAAACCTGGGGTGCCGTATTCTGTGTTAGGCTCCTGTAACAAGGATATTTTACCAGCCAATTCTGAGCTTTTATGCGACCTAGTCGTTGAACGTTTGAATTTGCTGGCCACACATGATTGCTCTGAATACACAGCAGAACAGATAGTTCAATTAGGACTCGCTGACCCTGTACGTGTGTTCGTGAAAAATGAGCCTCACTCAACTCGGAAAGTAAATCAACAAAGGTGGCGAATGATCTTCGCCGTCTCAGTTGTAGACCAGTTGATCGAGAGGCTCATATGTTCAGAGCAAAACAAAAGAGAAATCGCCACATGGCAAGACCACCCTTCCGCTCCTGGAATCGGTCTGTCCGATGATGCTCAGCTAGAGCAGTTCTTCCAACGCGTCCTCCGTAAACTTGCGGACGGCGCCGGAGCTGAAGCTGATGTCACCGGATGGGACTGGTCCGTCAAGGAATGGGAACTCCTACATGAAGCAGAAATGCGGATTAAATTAGGAAATTTTGGTCCCCAATTGTCGAAGATTATCAGGAACAGATTCTATGCTGTTTCCCGGTCAGTCTACGCCATGCCTAGTGGAGAACTCATCGTTTTGAAGATCCCAGGCGTCCAGCTTTCAGGTTGCTACAATACGAGCTCCACCAATTCACGGTTGAGAGTTCTTGTAGCTTACCTAGTTGGTGCCAATTGGGCCTTCGCGATGGGCGATGACTGTGTGGAGGAATATGTACCCAATGCCCGAGAGCTCTACGCTCTCATGGGTCATTCCCTTAAAATGTATGAACGAAGGGTAGATCGGTTTGAATTCTGTTCACAGCTTTTCACCAGCGATGGTGTTTGGCCTGTGGATGGGACGAAAACTCTATACCGCCTTCTTGAGCAAAAGCAAATCACCCCTGAACTCGTTGCACAGTTTAGGATGGAGATGCGTAACAGCCCGAGATTGCATGAATTTCTCACTTCCGTATCAAGAGTTCGTGACAAGGTCGGCAATTTAGCGATAGATTGCAATGCCACGAACAAAACGTCCTCGTAAGAGGCGCACCCGTACTCGGACTAAAACCCGCCATAATGAGCCTGCTGCTGAAAAGCGCAGGTCTTTCGGAGCCAAACTTGGTTCCCAACTTGGCGGGGCTTTAGGAGGATGGGCGCAGAAGGGAATTTCTGCGCTCATTGGCCGAGGAGACTATAAAGAGGAACACGCTGCTTCTGGACTAGACATAGATTCAAACTCTATTGTCAAACCCATGACGGCTTCGCAAGTACCAATTTTCTCCACGCCTGACAAACTCCATGGAGCAGTCCGCGTACAACACCGAGAGTACATCAGAGACATTGATACTAACAGCGCATTTACGCAACAGCTGCGAATCAATCCAAACAATCCAGCTTTATTCCCGTGGTTAAGTACCATGGCTATAAATTTCGAACAGTGGTTACCCATGGGGATCGTCTTCGAGTTCGTCTCCACCGCCGGGAATGCATTTTCCGGTGGTGCTGCGAACTTGGGAGACATCTCCATGGCTACCCAGTACGATCTTATTGCACCGCCGTTCTTTACCAAATCTCAGATACTCAACCACTTCTATGCCACCTCAGCTGCAACCAGTCAAGACTTGATGCACGCCATTGAATGTGCGCCCGGGGACACTCCGTGTCTCCCTAGGTACATTGACCATGGCTCCGTCACCACCTTTGACCCTCGTCTCAACGACTTGGGAATATTTAACTGGCTCACTGAGGGCTCCCAGAGCACTTATACCGCAGGTCAGCTGTGGGTCACTTATGAAATTATACTTCTTAAGCCTAGACTCGAGCTGGCTTTCCAAGCTCCATACTATAATGCCTGGGAGTACAACCGAATCTGCGAACTGGCCGACAAAGCCGGTAAGACGCTTACCAAGTCTCAGCGTGAGGCCCTCCTAGCAAGGGAAGGCAAACGTGACGACCCAGAAGCGTGCGTCATCAGCGAAGCCCTTTCTCACTTCAGTATTTCTGAGGAAGAGAAGGGTCCTGAAGGCGCCGGACTCCCTGACACCAACACCCCTCTCCTCACAGTCGAGGGACCTGTTGGCAATGGGGGCTGGAACAAACTTTAGTAACTCCCGCAACATAATGACAGTCTATACGTAGATGTTTAGTCATAGGACTCCTACCAGTAGTCGCATATGTGGCACCGAAACCCCGGACTCGATCCGAGGCGGTGTATTCCACCACTATGTGATGAGATCGTTTGGAGTCTGCATGCTCCCCGTGATGGGGAGCATGTCAGGGCC